CGGAACGCCATGATAACAGACCGCTTAGGTCCGTGTTGCAGGTACTCCGCTATGTCGTACTGTAGCTCGGTAGGATCAGGAAGATTAAGGTGTTTCCAAACTAAGTATAGAAAGTTTCTAAAGTCCCGTAGCTTGGGCGGTATCTCGATGTTGTTGTTCTTCTTCTTCAAATGGTAACTTGATTAGCTTGGCATTCAGTTCGTCTAAAGGAGTACCTACACCGCTGTCCATCAATACATTGTTATCCTTTAGGAATTGTCTAGCACCGTTTAAAAGAGCAGCGTTGTACTCCCCCGTATCTTCCATCATATCTATGCTGTGGCTATAAGCTCCTGCTATCTTATCGTGCAGTTTACTTCCCTCTTTATGACTTAGCATGGTGTTATACTACTATCTGTTGTTATCTTTGTAAACAAAAAGAGCCGCCCCCGCTACGCAGAGGCGACCCTTAATGATGGATGAGCTATAAATCTTAGCTTAAAGCAGCTTCAAACTCAGCAACGGTTCCTAATTCAGTTCCGTTGTGGTAGAGGTTACCGTCAAGTTTAGCACGAGCAGCAGAGCTGTCCGTTCCGGAGATGTCGGTGGAAGCAGCAGTTGCGGAGGTTGTAAGAACTTTGAACATGTCGTCTCCTTCGTCCCAGATGAATGCAACATTGCTTTCGGAAGAACCACGCTCAACGATGAAACCACCGTCATTCGAGGCGTTAGCACCAGAAGCAGCACCTTTAGACAGATTCATCAACGAGTCAGAAACATCGATGTTGGTGGTCTGTACGGAGGTGGTTGTTCCTTGAACGGTCAAGTTGCCGCTGAATACAGCATTAGCAGCCGAGATGTCCCCACTGAAAGAAGCAGAGTTACCGTCAGAAGCGAGGGAACCAGCTTGAGTTTGCAGAGCAGAGATGTCGCTGTCGTTGCTGCTGATAGCAGAAGTGTTAGCGGATACATCGGACTGCAAAGAAGAGATGTCACTAACGTCAGATTGAAGGGAGCTGATGTCCGAGTCATTGCTGCTTACGTTAGATTGTAAGGTAGAAATGTCGGAGTCGTTAGAAGCAACAGCGTCAGCAACAGTCTTTAACTGAGTATCAAGAGCGTTGTCAGCTGCTTGCAGGGTCGTTACCGAACTGATGTAGTTGGCAGAACTGTTAGCTGTGTAAGCACCATTAGCACCAAGACCTGCACCAGCTTGAGTAGCGTCAAGTTCGGATTGAATACCAGAAGCAGTTGAAGATACTGAATCAACGTATGCTTTGGTAGCGGCGTGAAGGGAAGAGGTCGGAGCACCGCTCAGGGTCAAAGCCCCGGTCATGGTTCCGCCAGCGAGGGCGAGCTTCTTATCAAGCTCTACTTTTGTTTTTTGACCCAATTGGGTAAGCAAACTAGACATAATATATTATCCTTTGTTGTGGGTTAATTTGTGTGAATAAAGACTATAAGCTAGGCTAATGGGTGTCAAGAATCCTCAGTTACTAACACGTCCCCAGCTTCTGTTATTAAAGAATCACTAGCTTCTGTAAGTAGATGTATAGCAGTACTTACTGTATTACCTAGAGCTATTACCTTCCAATCCGATCCATCATCTATAGCTAAACATGGACTACCAGAGTTCCCGTTTGTAACGTATATTATCCTTCCAGAAGTTCCTATGGTTGGTAGATTGTTGCCGTCGTATGATCCAATTTGCAGAGATTGTGATATATTTACCGAACCGCTAATTAAGCCTCCCGACTTATCAAACTTGTTATCAAGCTTGGCTTTAACCTTCTGACCTAATTGTGTAAGTAAACTGCTCATCTCTCGTTACGGTGTATTTAATCCATCTAAAAAGTCTTGATAATCCCCAACTTCCTCTTCGTGTGCATCTAAGAAGTACGGTAAATCGTTCCAAGCATCCGTCCCGTTTCCGATCTTCATCCTGTTACGACTGCTATCCAACTCAAGTCCTATTTCCCCTTCTAAAAGTACAGGATTGGTGGTCGCCCAGTTGCTAGGTGTATCCCTTCTAAGTTGTATCCTTTTACTGAATGTAGCCATTTGTTATGCTCCTCCTCCTTCGTAAACATCTAAGTTATCACTTGCAGTTGCTCCTAAAGAATCGATCTGTGGGTCACTTAACGGTGCGTCGCCACCACTTAATCCGATGATGTCTGGGTCAGATGTAATAGAATCAACGATGGTTTGTGCAGCAGCAGTAGCTGTCAGAGCCTCCGATACGCCACTTGCTCCTACTGCACCAAGTGTATTGTACTGAGCAGTTAACGGACTCGGTCTAACAACACGAGGTCTTCTGTACGGTCTCGCCATGTTAGCACTTCCACCTACGCAACGCCAAAGCCTTACGAGTAGGTTTACCATTAGGTTTCTTCATTGGTCCTTTCACTCCAGACATACGTGCACAGAAGGAACGCTTACGTGGACCACCTCCGGGCTGTGGGGCTTTTAAGTTAGAACCAGTAGCTCTGTTGTACTTCCGTCTACCCTTAGCAGTGAGTCCGCCTTTCTTGCTTTTCTCACCTCTGCCTATGGACAACGATACGCTCACTTCTTCTTAGGAAACCCACGCTTCATATTAGCGTATGCTTTGGGTGTAATAGTAGACTTCTTTTTGCTACGGCTAATACCTAGCTTTTTTCTTCTGTTAATGTTTGCGTATAATCCTTTTGGCATATCTACTTCCTCATTAATATTTCCATCATACGATCCAGCTTGCCGTGCATCTCGTTGATAGCTTGTTCTACTTTACCAATCCTGCTTTCAACCGCAGCGTCTCTTTCTCTCTGTGCAGCTAACTCCACCTCTATCTTTGTAAGTCGTTTATCACCAAGGTCTAAGCGTTGAACGATGCGTTTAATGATCCACCCGACCACGCCAAAAGCGACAACAACAAAGGTGTTAATAAAGTCTGCAAAGGAGTCGATCATTGTATTACGCTTGTACTACAACTTTAATGTGACTGTACCTAGCATTACCAGCGGAGTCCGTACCTGTTCCCCACTCTTTTCTAATGTATCCCCCGGTGGTCGCAAAATGGTAAGCTGCATCAGCTAATTGCACATAAACCCAATTTTCATTACCAAACGATGCTTGAACGCCTCTTGAAAAATAACTGGTCGTAGGACTACTGTAAAGAACTATTGAATTCTGTATAGACCGTCCTGTACCGCTTGAATCTTCAGCAGCCCATACGGTAACACTTACATCAGTTGTTCCTAAGTTGTGATTAAAACCAAGAGTGGCTCCGGCGGCAACAGAACGTGTAGGATTGCTATCGTCTTGACTCACCCACCCGCTACTGTATCTCAAACTGTCGATATATGCCTTAATGCTTTGTTGTGTAGCAGCTTGCGTAGCGGAGTTGCTCGCCATATCGTCCTCATCAAGGAGTAAAGCATTACCGTTTATCTTGTAAGAACTAGTAGCATTAATATCGCCGTTTACATCCAAAGCGTTGTTTGCTGTCGCTCCTGATCCTATATTAACGTAACCGTTGGCGGGATTGATAGTTAAATAAACCGCACCGCTCGAACCATCCGCCTCAGCCGTTCTCCACACCCTAAGAATACTACCAAAATCGCCCGCTGCACGAGACCAGTTGTCTATATTCCACCTATATCCGTCATCGTCTTCACTTCTAAGAATTAGTTGCCCTCCCTCTGGAGTGCCTGTTTGTCTATCCCTTCGAGTCTCTATTGCCCCATTTACTGCAAGCGTTGCGGTAGAAAACTCATCAGCTTGCGGGAGACATCCCATTCCGATTTTACCGTCAGACTGTATATTGAAATTGTTATCAGTGTCGCTTATTTTATCACTTGTAACGGCGTTGTTCGCAATCGTTAAAGCTTGGTCTCCTGTGACATCCCCAGTATGCGTAGCGTTTGTTACTTTTGCCGTGTTCGCAACCACAGCACTGTTGTTAGCTACTTCCGTGTCAAAGTCTGATATAGTAAGAGCCGGCTGTTTACCCGTATGGTTAGCTCTAGCTTTCGCTCTTTCTTCCGCTAAATCTTTCTGCTCTTTATTCTCTTCCGATAAATACAAGTTGTGCAGATAAGCTAAGTCCAATTCGGATTCCGTCAGTACAGAACCGTTCTCAAAGTCAACTAATGCTGTGGTAGCGGCACTGTCTCGGTAGATATGTACAGCGTCGTTAACCGTTAAATTGGAATTGAATCGTACTATCTTATCTTGATTGACGATCACAACAGTAAAATCAGTATTCTCAACACCATTAACTTTTACCTTCACATGAAGATAAGATATATATGAAAAGGGGATAGTGAAATCTCTTAAATTCTCTGGATTTACTCCAGCTGTATAGTCTACGTAGGTGTTAGCCATGATGATAAGTGTATATTATTAATTATTGAGTGAGAAGAGCAAGTACATCTTCACGGGATACGCCAGTTTTAAAACGAGTTTTAGCTAACGTTAAAGCTGAGTATTGTTTATCTAACTCAGGAAACTCACGCA